TCACGCATAAGCTCCGTCATACTGTTGCCCGGAACCTCGACGTCGTCTAAAATCATGAGATCTGCTCGGCTTCCGGTGAGCTGCCCAGTGATTCCTACCGATTTGACGCTTGGGGCTTGGTGTGGAGAACAATTTACGTCGAAGCTGATGCGACTCCAACGAGAATCGTCCGATTTGGGTTGTAGTTGACTTAGCCATGGTGTGTCTATGATAAGTTTCTGTAAGAAGATCGACATATTATCCGCTCTCTCCTTAGAAGCGGAGATTATCATAATTTTACGCTCTGCATCGTTGAACAATGTCCATAATACAAAAGCTCCTGTAATCCAACTTTTACCTACACCACGGAAAGCCTGTATTTGTAGTCTTTTAGGTCCATGCTGTAGGTAGTCGGCTATTGCATATTGTGCTCTTGTAGGCGGTGGAAGATGTAATTCATGCCATAATGCCTGCAAAAACAGCTTAAAATCTTGTTGTAGTAGTACTAATCTGTTGTCCATTATAGTTTAGGCATGTTTTTAAGACTATCAATCAAGCCTGTGTCGTCTAAGCTTTCAAATATAAACTCCATTTGATCTAATGGACCTTTATACTTAGCCTTCATCTGCTTAGGCGTTAGGTTGCTATACATCATATCACGTGAAAATCTAGCAAACATAGGCGAAAAAATAATTTTTTCTTGGGGCTTGCTCAATCTGACAGACATTCTTAACACTGGACCAAACGTCTTACGTAGTCTTTGGTGCATAAGTATATCTTTAGCTATCTCAGCTATCTGATCGTTAACAATCTTTGATGAATAGCTCTTGCCAGTAAACTTAGATGTTAAAGCCGGTATCGTACCATCCTTATCCATATGAAAGAATAGATCAGCTAACTCATCAAAGTTTTCAATAGGGTCAGTAGATAAGGGTGACTTACCAACAGCTTGTTGGATTTGACCCATCATACGCTTAACTAACACTTCTCCTTCTTTTAATCTGTCAGCAAACTCAGCTGCAACTGCTTTTCTACCGGCTTCGCCTGATTTAATCTTAGCATTACGTGCCGGTGTAAAAAACTTAGTAAAATGAGCGTATGGATCTCTAGACTTTTTAGGATCAAAGACGCCTAATACATCTTTAAAGTATTTTTGATGTAAAACATAGTGTGCTTCTTTCATTACTTCTGTCAAGTTACCGGCTGTAAGTTGATCTGTAATTGTACCTGTAACCTGATTAGCTCCCGGAAAAACACCTTTCTTATAAAAAACTTCCATTAGATCATACCACTCGTCACTCTGCCATTTTAATCCATCAAATAACTGAGCTCCGATGTTTAAAGGTACAATGTGATGTAATTCTAGTTTATGTCCGGGTATATCAAACTTTGTAAAAAAATCTGCAAACTCAGCTTCCATTATAGGTTGTAGTAGTTCTTTAACTTTGTTATAATTACCTTTAGAATAACGCTTACCTATAGAACCAAAAAACTCAGTAATACGTCTATCTTTACTTAAAAACCATTTTTCATAGTCGAAGACTCCGCCTCTAAAAGCAGCTCTAGAAAATACAGCATTAGCTTCTTCACTTATACCTTTATCTTTTAATGTAGGTATATGCTTACTGCCATCACCCATTACAGTTCTATTTGCTTTGAGTATATCTATATGAGACTGAGCCCGAGCTGCCTCATCTGTTCCTTTCCCGGCATCTCTTTGTTTTCTAAGTATGTCAAGAGCACTGGCTTGTGATGCAGCTGCTTCGGCTTCATCTAAATCTTGGAAATCCATTTTAGAAAGTAAGCCTTGTTCTGTTAAAACTTTATCTGTTGACTTACCTGTAATTCTACCAACTTTATCTGCACCTTTTATCATTTCTTCATAGTCAGCGTCGGTAATGCGTTTTGTACCTCGGCTAATACTATTTGCTTCTTCTATAATTCTTTTAGGTATTTTAGCTTTCTTAGCTTTTAAATACATCTTGATAGCTTTACTACCACCACCCATCACTCGACGTGGTAAATAACCAAGCCCAAGTGTAATTAAGTCAAGACTATCAGGTACAAGCATTTCGCCGGCTAGTGCGGCTACCATATGATCTTCTGATAGCCCACCAGTTAGTGCTTTGATTGCTGCTTGTCTTGTACCGTGTATACCGATTGCTTTATCTAGCTTTTCTGGTATAGATAGCGCATACTTAAAGAAGTCACCTGTCTTAGCTGCAAATGACTTACTTTGATCGTATTCCTGTCTGTACTGATTGTCAGGTTTTATATTAGTATTTAATAAATAATCTGTCTCAGCATCATACAGGATCTTAGGTTGTTTCTGTTCAATCATTTGTAACTCTTAGGTATAACAATACCAGTACGTTCAGTAAAAGCTTTGTTTACGTCTACTGCTTCTTCTTTAGTTTCAACGTTAGAATCTTCTTCTTGTTTTACTGCTTGTTCATACTGATAATATGTCATGTTCTTACCAAATTTTCTCATCGCATCAGGATGATTAAATTTCTTTTTCTTATTTTCTATTTCTTTTAGCTGTCTTTCTTCAGATATTCTAAGAGATAAAGCATCAGTAATATCTCCTATAACTTCTGAGTCTACCTCTTGTAGACCTTTTATCTGTTTAGTTCTAGCTTCTGTATAAGGTTCTAACACACTAGGAAAGTCAATTTGAAATATAGGTTTAACATATTTGTTGTACATTTCTAGCCCATTAGTTCTCATATAATATAATCTAGGGTTTTCTACTTCTCCTTTATCGTTAAGAAAGACTTGTTTACCATCTTTAAAGTAGACACCCGGTTTAAATCGTTCAGCCATAGCGTATGTGTGTTGAAATTAGTTTTTCTCTGTCTGGCTTATGACCAAACGTAGCTCTCATCCAGTTGAGCCATTCTCTACTACCTTTATCCTGATTGCATCGTCGACACGAGGGTACAACATTCGCTGTTGTATCTGTACCACCTCTACATTTTGGGCGTACGTGGTCGATTGTAAGGTTGTGTAATTCATGAAATTCTCCGCAATAAACGCATTGACAATTAAAGTGCTCTTTGATAGCCCTTCTCCAGAGCCGTTTTGATTCTGAACTTGTCATGGTTATTAAATTGTGTAAATAGTAATCAGGGTTTGGTAGTAATGGGGTCATCGTTTAATTTTAAGTCTGCTTCTTCTGTTAATAGATGGCTTTTGTAATCTGCCACGGGTTTTACTACCCTTATAATGGGCGGCATCCAACCCGTCACGGTTGCCATATGTTTTAAGTTTTCTATTAAGTTTGTTTGCATTAACTCTAATCTCTAGACCTTTTTTAGTTTTATTGTATTTCCGTTGCTGTTTGCGACGTTTTGCCGCTGCTTTCGGATTCTTCTTGTAATACTTAGAAGTTTTGCTTGCCATATACTTTCCTCTTTACAAGAGATGGATCAACAGTAGGTAGAAGTTTGTTTAGCTTATCTAAAGGACTACCATCAAAAGCTACACCTGTAATATCGTTGGTTTTTAGCCAATCGCAAGCTGCTTTTAAATCTTGTGTAGTCGCTTCTCCGCTTCTTATTCTACGTAGAAAGTCCTCTGTAACAAGATAGTGTAGCTCGTTAAAACTCTCTTCGGTTGCTTTTCTAGGTAGTTTCTTTAGTTCGTTCATTCTATGCCTAGTCCTTTTTTAACTATTTGTAGTGCTCTGTCATCAAGCTCGTTATCTGTAGACTCTACTAGCTTTTCTAATAGTTCAACTACGAACTTTTTAAACTTGTCGCTTTTTAATCCTGTTAGCACAAGTGGTTTAATAAGTGCAAACATTATTTAGTCTCCTCTTTTTTAGTTGTTTTCTTTTTAGCAGCTGCTTTTGCTTTAGCTTCTCTTTCTGCTCTTTGTAATGCTAATGTTGATGGCATGATGTTAAAATAGTTTAAATTTTTTCTTTTTAGGTGGCTTGACTTTAACGATAGGTACTATATCCTGACACAGCTTTGCATTAGTTGTGTTAGGTCTATACATAAAACCTTTCTTCATTAAGTCCGCACATTTGTGTGCTCGTGTAATCTCGTACTCAAGCTTCATTTTCTCTTCATATCTCTTTGCCATTTCTTTACACTGCTTATATCCTGACTTATCTAGGGGAACCATAAAGTTAATCTGGAACCCCCAGTTTTCTGCAATAGTATAGCTACTAGGTTGCATAAACTCGTCAAATGGTTTCGTATGATTACCCATATAAAAAGGGCTAAACGTCATTGTAGATCCATTACATTGTATGTTTGGT